TTTCAACAAGTGGTAGAAATGCTGTCTTAGGAGTTAGAACTACTAAGCAAATAAAAAGGATAGGATGTTCAACTCTTAAATCATTAATAGAAGAAAACAAATTATTAATTTTTGATAGTGATATAATTTCTGAATTTTCAACTTTTGTTGAACAAAGAGGATCATTTCAAGCAGATGAAGGCTATCATGATGATTTAATTATGTCTTTAGTATTGTTTTCCTGGGCATCTAACGATCCCTTATTTAAAGATTTGATGAATGCTAACAATAGAAAAGCATTGTATCAACAAAAAATAGTTCAAATAGAAGAAGAATTAACTCCTTTTGGAATGATAAATGACCACCAACCTGAAGTATATGAAGTGAAGGGTGGAGATTTATGGTTGCATGATAGTTTTCAGAAAGACTATCAAGAATTCCTAAAGGAACATAATTATAAATAAATAAAGAAAAAACTTTTTGTTATGAGTAACATAACATTATTTAAGGAGACATAATATGGCTTTCCAACTCTCACCAGGAGTTTTGGTTACTGAAAAGGATTTAACTCTACTTGTACCTGCTATATCAACGACGGCTGGAGGATTTGTTGGTGCTTTCCAATGGGGTCCAGTAGAAGAAGTTACTTTAATAGATACAGAAACTAAACTACTTGAAACATTTCAAAGACCTAATGATGCAACATTTAAATCATACTTTACTGCTGCTAACTTTTTATCTTATGGAAATAACTTACAAGTTATAAGAAAAGTAGAAACAGGAGCACAAAACGCTGTTGCTAATGCTACATCAGGTGTATCAAGAACAACTGGAACATTAGGTGCAAATGTTTTAATTAAAAATGATGACGATTATGATGGTAACCATTCATCTGGTAGTAATGAAAAATCTTGGGCTGCAAAGTATCCAGGAGAACTTGGAAATGCATTAAAAGTATCTATTTGTGATGCTAATACATATGCTACTTGGGAATTTGTAAATGATTTTCCAAATGAACCAGCAACTTCAACATTTGCTTCTACAAGAGGATCTGCTAATGATGAAATTCACGTTGCAGTTGTAGATGAAACAGGTGCATGGACAGGTACTGCTAATACAATACTAGAAAAATTTGAGTTAGTATCAAAAGCATCTGATGCTAAAAAAGCAGATGGATCTTCAAACTTCTATGTTGATGTAGTTAATGATGTTTCAGAATATGTTTGGTGGTTAGGACATACTGCAAACGTCGAAGCATCTACCGCTAAAGCAAGCTGGGGTTCTGCTACTTTAAATAGTAACTTTAAAACTTTAAATAGTGGTAATGGAAATATTAACTTCCAATTAGGTAACGCTGTAACGAATGATACACTTGTACCTGCTACTGTACAATTAGGACTTGATATATTTAAAAATGATGACTTATATGATATATCATTACTTCCTCTTGGAGAAGCAGATTCAACTACAGTAGTTCATGCAATTAACAATATTGCAGAAGTAAGAAAAGATTTAGTTGTATTCTTATCACCAGAACAAGCTGATGTGGTTAATAATATAGGATCTGAATCTACTGATGTTACAGGATTTAGAGATCTTTTACCTTCATCCTCATATGCAGTTATGGATTCAGGATACAAATATCAATATGATAGATACAATGATGTATTCAGATATGTTCCATTAAATGGAGATACAGCTGGTCTATGTGTAAGAACAGACTTTGTAGCTGATCCATTTTTCTCTCCTGCTGGATTTAATAGAGGACAAGTTAAGAATGTAACTAAACTTCCATTCTCTCCAAGAACTGCAGAAAGAGATACACTTTATAAAAAAGGTGTTAACCCAGTAGTTACTTTCCCAGGTAATGGTACAGTACTATTTGGTGATAAAACACTTCTATCTAAACCATCTGCGTTTGATAGAATAAATGTTAGAAGATTGTTTATTGTGTTAGAGAAATCAATTGCTACAGCTGCTAAGTTTCAGTTGTTTGAATTCAATGATGCATTTACAAGATCACAGTTTAGAAACCTAGTAGAGCCTTTCTTGAGAGATATTCAAGGTAGAAGAGGTATAACCGACTTCAAGGTAGTTTGTGATGAAACAAACAATACTGGTGAAGTAATAGACAGAAATGAATTTATAGCTGATATCTTTATCAAACCTGCTAGATCAATCAATTTTATTCAACTTAACTTCGTTGCTACGAGAACAGGTATCTCGTTTGATGAAGTTGGTGGTTAAAGGGAGATAAGTAATGTCAACAATTTTTAATGTAGAGCGTTTTAAATCTTCCCTTACAAATGGTGGAGTTAGACCTAATCAGTTTGCAGTGCAGCTTTCATTTCCAACTTATGTAGATGGAGCTGCTAATGCAGTTCAAAAGTCTCCGTTTTTGGTAAACGTGGCTGAACTTCCAGGACAGATTATTAACCCTGCTATTGTATTGTATCGTGGAAGGGAAGTAAAGTTTGCAGGTGATAGAATTTATGCACCTTGGACTATAACAGTTCTTAATGATTCACAACTTTCAATTAGAAATGGAATAGAGCAATGGATGGCTGGTATGGAAGATCTACAGACTAAAACTGGTAGATTAAACCCAGCTGAATATCAAAGAAACTTAGATATATTTCAGTTAGACAGAAATGGTAATGTATTAAAGAGTTATACACTACTAGACTGTTTCCCTGTAGACCTTTCTCCTGTAGCATTAGACTTTGGGGCCAACGATCAGATATCAACATTTACTGTCACTTGGCAATATCAGTCGTTTGTTACTTCAGGTGGTGGTTCTAACTTGGGTAGCGTTCTGACTGGTATATTTAATTCACTTTAATTATATAATTTTGTTATGGCGCTCAACTTATTTGGTTTCACAATCGAACGTCAGAAGCAACCGGATCTTACTAATCAATCTATAGTAACTCCGGTTTCTGATGACGGATCAATTTCAGCAACATCAGCAGGC